CGGCCTGTACGCCTCGATGGAGTCGATGGTTCGCCAGAAGGCGGCAGAGGTGACTGGCGAGACGCCGCCCCGGATCATCCCACTGCGGGTGGGCACGCTGGACAAGACGGCGAAGATCAATGCCCTGCACTACCGTTTCGAGCACGGGCTCATCAAGTTCCCGGTCTGGCGGAGGGGGGTCCTGCCGTGGCGGATGCTGTTCGACCAGATCGAGCAGTTCAACCCGGATGCGGACAGCGGCGGACTCCAGCACGACGACTTCATCGACACGGTCGCGATGAGCATGTTCGTGGTCCGTGGCCGGCTCGACCGGCAGTTGGCTCCCGGCCAGTCCGCCTCCCTCGATTTCGTGCAGATGATCGAGGACGGGAGCATCCGGGACCCCTTGGCTGGTGGGGGTCCGGCGGTGGAGGCAATGAACTTCAACTCAATCCCCATCAATGCCTTGATGGGTGGAATGCAGGAGAACCCAGATGGCGAACGAGGAACGCGGGTCTAATCCCCTTTACGTCACGATTCCGTTCGTATACTTCCAGATGCTTGCCCAGTCTTACTATGGGCAAGAGGTGTCTGATCGGATGGAGGCAAGCCCCGCCAACCAGAAGCTGCCCAGCCCCGATCCGACGCCTTCCACCACCTTCAACCTGAAGGGCGTGGAGCTGTTCGAGGAAATGCCGCCCGGATGGAAGTCCCTGAGGAAGCGAAAGACAAATGGCGAGTGACGCTTACACGCTGCCGAAGGACAAGAACCTCCTTGGTCGCATTATCGACCAGCACGTCGAGCGAGAGCTGACGAAGCTGACGTACCGCCGGACGCTCTGGATCCTGGCATGGTACTACCTGAACGGGTTCCGCCGGTTCGACGTCTTCGATCCGCGCACTGCACGCGTGGTTCCGTACTACCTGGACGAAGACGGCAACCTGGAGTTCCAGAGCACCGAGCTCATGTCCATCGTGGACAAGACCACGGCCCGGCTCAACACCATGGACCTTCGTCCCCGTGCGCTCCGGCAGGGCATGAGCCTTGCGGGAATCCGCGAGCGGAGCGTTGCGCAGCTGGTGGCGGATGCGGTCGTGAGCGACCAGCAGCTCGAGAAGGTCAAGCGGGAGTTCAACTACCTGTTCGCCCTGCTCGGTTCGTGCGGCGTAACGGGTCACATGGTCGATCACCCCACCATCGGGTTGACCAGCGACCTGGAAGTGATCCACCCCAAGGAGCTGATGCCGTTCCCGAGCCTGGGCATGGACCACACGAAGGCACGCGGGATGATCCGCCAGCGGGTCGTTCCCATGACGTTCCTGCAGGAGCGGTTCAGCAAGGGCACGCTCGAACGCAACAAGGAGCGGATGGACGCGTGGAGCTGGGAGTGGGGTCACGACATGGAGGAGCCGGCGGACAGCCCCGGCAACGGCTACATCCTGAACTCCGCGAGCACCGGCGCACTGAACGGCGTTCCGGACGGACGCGAGATGGAGGTGGTCAAGGTCCGCGAGCTGTGGATGGACGGGCCTCGCGGGACCGTGAGCCGCTACGTCGTGTCGAGCGGTGACGTCGTGCTCGAGGATCGTGACCTGACGGGCGTCGAGACGTACTGCCCGATCGGGTTCGCGCGGTTCATGGACAACGGCACGTTCCACGGCGCGGGCCTGTTCGACCTGATGTTCGGCATCGTCCGCGAGATGGAGCGGATGCTGAAGAGCCTGTTCAACAACGTCCGGGACATCGACAAGTACGGACTGCTGGTGATGCCGCAGGGCACGATGAACGAGCGCGCGATGATGCGCGACATCGGCAAGGGCCTCCGGTACGTCAGCTACAGCAAGGATGCGCTGATCGGCGACGACTTCAAGCCGCTGGTCATCCAGCCGCACAACGCCGGCGACGTGCCGGGCAAGGTCGCTCAGTTCGCGAAGGCGATCAGCGACAGCCTCAGCCCCGTGCAGGACCTGCTTGCGGAGAAGGGCCGGGTGGACAGCGCGAGCGGCCTGCAGTTCCTCGATGAGCAGATCAGCAAGGCGATGACGAACCCCACCAGCGGTGTGCAGTCCGCGTTCGGCGGGATGTACAAGAGCCTCGTGGCGAAGGCGAGCCGGGAGATGCTGCTGAGCCAGCGTGCGATTCCCGTCAACAAGATGACGCTGGACCTGGCGGGTGCGGTGATCGACCCGGAGGACGGCACGGTCAGCTTCAAGAAGAACCCGATCCCGAATTTCAGCCAGATCAGCTTCACGGTCAAGGACACCGCGCCCAAGAGCGAGGTCGTGCGGAAGCAGGAGGCGATGAGTCTGCTGCAGGCAGGCATGACCGATCCCGAGGGAGTGAAGCTGTTCGCGATGAAGGAAGGCCTCGACTTCGCCATGTGGATGGACGAGGAGAAGAGCGCCTACGAGAGCGTGATCCGCAACATCCTGCTGCTGTACGGAGACGGCGAGAACACCCAGCAGATCGTGCTGACTCCGCATACCTGTCGCCCTGACCTGCAGCTGAGGGTGCTCAGCGCGTTCATGGCAAACCCGATCATGACGCTGGCGAGCCCTGCCGTGCAGGACGCGTTCAAGTCATACCGTGAGTCCCTGATCTCGTTCATGGGACAGTCCCTTCCCGCCATGGTCCCGAACCCCGACGACGTCGCGATCGTCAACCCCCAGATGGCTGGTGGGGTCGCAGGTCGGATCGGTCCCCAGGCACAACCCCCAGGAGTAGCAAATGGCTGATGAAGAGCAGAAGCCCGTCGAGGGCATGTCGGACGATCTGGAGATGGACACCGAGCTGGAGCTCGAGGACGGGACCGTCATCACGGTCGGAGAGCTGCTGAAGCAGGCGAACGCAGCGAGGGATGCCCAGACCAAGATCAGCCAGCTGGAGGAGTTCCGGGAGAACGCAACCCGCCTGATGCGTGGCGAGAGCCCGGACGCCGAGGCTGCGTACAAGGTCCTGCGCGGCGCTGGGTTCAGCGACGACGAGGCCCGTCAGTACGCGCAGGAGTACGTCGAGAACGATGGGTCCGAAGAGGCAGACGAGGGAGACGAGGATGATTCCGTGAAGATCGAACGCATGATCAAGCAGTCGACCCGCGAAGCCGAGTCCAAGGCCGAGAAGGCCATGCGTGAGGCACAGAGCCTCCGCCTCCGGATGCTGAAGGAGGAGATGGATCGCCGTGTGGTCGAGAGCATTGACAAGAACCCCGACATCGTTAAGATGCTTGAAACGCTCGACAAGACCCGTGGCCGCGAGCATGCGGCGGGTGCCTGGCGAGCTCTGCAGGAGCAGGTCCGCGAGGCCACCCTCAAGAACCTCTACGGCCGGCGTGATGCGGCTGGCGGGCAGTTCAGCGAGGAATGGGTCGCGGACGAGGCTGCGAAGGCAGCCAAGGCTGTTGCAGGAAACTATCGCACGGTCATCGGCGACATCGACGGCCTCGGCCGGTCGCCGGAAACAGATGGCGAGCTGGAAGTCCTGAAGTCGCAGAAGCCCGTGGCACCGCCCGAATTCAAGAAGGGCATGGACCGGGGCGACGTGGACAAGGACGTCCGGAACTTCAATGTGGACGCGCTTACCCGCCTTGCCGCCGACGTGGGGGCTGGTGGGGAAAGCAAGGTCTGAACTCCGCCTCTAACCGGTCCATGACCGGAGACAACTACCGTGCCAGCAACCTTTGCATCAACCAACTCTCTGTTCAACCAGCAGAGCAACCGGATCCAGGAGATCCTCAACAAGAACATCGAGGTGTTCCTCCCGGCCCTCGATCCCGCGTGGCGTGACACCACGGTCACGAGCCAGGGCGTCGGTCAGGCCAGCCTGATCGGCCGCGACATGAAGATCCTCAAGATCTACATGGGCTCGATGGCCGGCGTGCTCGAGATGGCCGACAGCCGCGACAACTTCGTCCTGTACGGCGACAACCAGATCTCGAACGTGGGCAGCAAGCTCCAGACCCAGTCCCTCAGCCAGACCTGGCCGGATGCCACGGACGGCGCGATGGCGCGTCCGTACCGCCTGGGCATCGGCATGAAGGCCATGGTCAGCAACCTGCTCGTCACCATGGGTGAGATGCAGGCCGAGGCGACTCCCGCGTTCATCGGCGAGATCATTGCGCCGAAGCTCGAGGGTCACGCTCGACTGATCGCCCACACGCTGTGCAACTACTGGTACATGAGCGACAACACCAACTACTCGCTCGGCACCGTCACCGCCAAGACCACGGCGTTCAGCACCAACACGACTGCCACCTTCACCCCCGGCCAGAACAACATCGACCGGTATGCGGTTGGCATGCGCGTTGACATCTTCGACTCCACGGGTGCTACCCAGCGCAACCTCTCCGGTGCCGCACGGGTCAGCGCATACGTGTCGGCCGTGGATGAAGTCGAGAACCTGGTCACGATCACCGTTGTCGGCCTCAACTGCCACAACAACGCCACCAGCGACCGCAACATCGTGAACACGGACATCGTGACCTTCGCGAACAGCAAGGGCTACGGGATCGCCGGGATCAACAGCTGGCTGAAGAACAGCGGCTACCTCCTCGGCAGCGATTCGGACGACAACAACCGGATCGACGTGGATGTTCACCCGGAGTTCAAGTCGTTCTTCAAGACCAGCGTCGGCACCCTGACGGAGCACAAGCTCCGCCAGTACCTGCGCGGGTTCCACCGTGCGAAGGAGAAGTACGGCCAGTACGTCGACTGCCTGATCGCGTCGGACGGCGTGTGGCTGAACTACGAGGCCCAGAAGATCGGTCAGTACCAGATCGATCGCACCAACCGCCTGTCGTCCCTCACCAACGAGGGCAGCCAGGAGGGCTTCAAGTTCACCTTCGACGGCCGCACCTACACGGGCTACACCTCGAACTACATCGAGTCCGGCACCGTGTACGGTCTTCGCAAGGGTGGCGCGAACTGGAAGAAGTACGTTCCGCCTGCTCCGAAGGGCACCCAGAAGTTCGACAAGGCCGAGGCCTTCATCCCCTTCGAGTTCGTCGCCCCGGCGCTGGGCTACTCCAGCGTCAAGGTGCCGATCACCCGTGGCAGCGGCGTCAACAGCACCAGCCTCCTGACGGAAGGCGCTCAGATGCCGGGCATGCTGCGCATGCAGCTCGTCCCGGATCAGCCGGCGGGCATCAAGCTCACCGGCGTGACCGAGGACCGTCAGTACGGCGAGTGATAGCAGTGTCCACGCAGAAAGGGGCGGGTCCTTCGGGGCTCGCCCCTTTCCCTTTGCTAAACTGACTGCATGGCAAAGCGCATCAAGGTCAAGGGCACGCCTCCTTCCTCCACCCGCAAGAAGCTGGTGAAGGAAGGCAGCCGCAAGTTCATCGGGCCGCGTAGTTTCAGAAGCGAACGCGCCGAAGACATTGATTCACGTAGTCGTGAATCAAAGGTCAACCCCTCTAAGTACATTACTCAAGACCGGGGGCCAGGCCGTAGGGGTGAGATCTATGCAGTTACTGAGGAGAACGAAATTTCCCCCTTTGAAGCTTCTCGTCGTGAGATGCGAAAGTTCAGGAGTCTCAACAAGGAAGGCCCTTCTGGGCGCAAGCGCGCCATGGCAATTTTTCAACGGATCATGGATCGCCTATACGGCCGTGCCCATGAATTTGACGACATGGACTGAACATGGCAAAGAAGCGCTTCAACTTCAAGGCCAAGCACAGGAACCCCGCTGGCGGGCTTAGCGAGCTCGGGCGTCGGGCATACAACCGCGCCACGGGCGGGAACCTGAAGCGTCCCCAGCCTGAGGGTGGTTCGCGCAGGAACTCCTTCTGCGCCAGGATGCGCGGCATGAAGAAGAAGCTGACCAGCTCCAAGACCGCGAACGACCCCAACTCACGCATCAACAAGAGCCTTCGGGCATGGAACTGCTAATGGCAAAGAAGATCAAGGTCAAAGGTTGCCGCAAGTGCGGCATGAGCAAGTGCAACTGCAAGGGAGGATGCTGACATGATTCCGAACCCGATCGCCGCGATGAAGAAGCGCATGCGCCGCAAGGTGAAGCCGAAGGGCATGACCAGCGGTGCGCTGAAGCCGAAGAAGATGAAGGTGAAGAGCGTCAAGCTCGGCAGCTTCGGCAAGACGAAGGGCTACTGACCACCTGAGGGGTGGGCGGGCAGGGACTCCCGCAGGGGCCGGTCGAAGGGCCGGCCCCGATTTCATGAGTAGGATTGAGCCATGGCTAAGAAGAACCCCACCAACTGGATCAGCAAGGTTCGTGCGAGCATCAAGCGGCGCGGCACGGAGGGCGTGTGCACGGGCGAGAAGTTCGGCGGTCCGACGTGCAAGCCCGGTAGCCGACGCTACAACCTGGCAAAGACGTTCAGGAAGATGGCGAAGAAGCGATGAAGGAAGGCTATCGCGCACGGATCGAGAGGCTGATGGCGAAGGCTCCGGAGAAGACTCCGGACACGCCATCATTCCGTCCGTTGCCAAGGCCTGCTCAGAAGCCTGCAGGCATGGACAGAAGCCGGAAGCTGACGGAGGGGGA